TATATGTTGCATACAGACTGTAACAATAATTATTACCATCATTAGTCTGCGCCCATGGGTCAGGCCAAATACTATTCACATTATTACCCGTGTCAATAGCACAAGTACAACTCGTAGCACTATAATCCAACCCTATATGCTTACCACTTGCAAGTTCACCAGCAAAAACAATATAATAATCACCAGCACCAATAACTGTATCAACTACATCATATGTATCCCAACCATTACTTGTAACATCATACTCATACATACTACTACCAACAACCAACGTAGCATCATCATTATAAAGTGCCACTGCACTTGCACCCTTCCAGCCACCATCCTCAGTAGTATAAGCATGAAGCGTAGTAACCTCACAAGGAACAGATACAGTAAACAATGTCCCATGCAAGTTATCACGGTCAATAGTCGTACCAGTATTCTGATTACCAAACACAGGGTCAAGACTTATAAAACTATTCTTGCTGATTTTAGATGTTATCAGAACCTCAAGATACAAACCAGAATCATTGACACCATAATCATAAATAATGTAATCATTCCAACTACTATGGATTATATCAGACCAGTTGTAATAAACATGATAAACCTCCCCACTATCAGGAATACCCAACGAAAACTGATATTCATGATGACTACCATTAAAACTAGCGTTGGTTATATCACCAGTTACAGTAAAATTAGCACGATAATAACCAGTACTTGGTGCAGTAAAATTAATAAACTGTTTCTCCAAACCCTCTGTTCTAATCTTATCGAAAATTAGATAGCCTGTGTAATCCTCCCAAGAGTCACCCAACTTGCTCGTGTATTCAAGTTTCCAATCACTACTATTCTCCCAAAGAGACCAATAATAAGACCAATTAATACTTTTAATCCAACCACTGCTGAAACCAAAACTATTAGATGGTGCTTCAAAAAAAGTATAAACATATGGCTCAGAGGGTGGTGGTATAAATGACAAATCGTCGGATTTGTAGAAACTTAAAGTATTGCTAGACCCATTACGATATACACAACAAAATCCCGCAGCTGGCATATTAGTATGGGTGCCATTGATAATTGGATAGTATGCACGCATTGGATTTGGCAACATATAACCCGAATCATCATCCTTCCCCCAATGTGTTATGTTAATCGAATTTGACCAGGCAGTTGTATTATTACAAAGATATGTAAGATTAACTGTCCATTCACTAGCACTAACATATCTTCCATACTCAGTAACTATATAATTATAATCATAAAAAGTTGAAAGAGCCAATACGGGATTATACAGAACATCAGGAATTGAAACTATATCTAACACTGTTTCGTTAACCCATCCTGAACTATCATTATAGGCATACATTATATAATCAAGTGAGAATGGCACACTAAGCCATGTAGTCATTAAAACATCATTATCATCCACTACAAGACCCGTGGGATGATAAACGTCAGCTGTAGATGTGGCATTTGAAATTATATCCCCATCCCAATCACTCCATGAGATGCCATCATCACTGTATATATGAGCCAGGGAAGAAGCACCAGCTGCAACATAATCCTCAATTTGGTAAGTAACATGAATGCTGTCAGACGAATTAATAGCAATACTCGGCCACCATTCATCATCATCAACGTCAGATTCATTTGTAAGAATTTGAACTGTGCTCCAAGACCTACCGCCATCACTGCTATTAATATAGGCGACTTGGTCGTCATTACTTGCCCCCTCAGTGGGTTTCTCATAAACGACGTGTATATTATCATTGCTGTCAATGGCAATATCAGGGTTATCGCTCAGCTCAGCATCAATCTCTCTTTTATTCCAATCAGTTGAATTAACATAAGCAGTGTAAAATAAATTTGATTCATCTGATATAATATGAATTATGTCATTACTATCAATAGCCATGGATGGCGAAGTACACATTCCAGTGACATTAGTTAGTTCATTCCATGTCTTACCTTCATCCTCACTATTATATACATAAAGAGTATTAGATTGATAAAATATTGTTACAAGTGTTCCATTACTCTGCATAGCAAGACACCTTGCGTTTGCATCTGGTATAGTGATGGTGTTGCCATATACTTGATAATATGGGTCAATATCAACATGAAAATTCGGGGGCACATTATCTCGTCTAACCCTAAACCAAAAACAATTATTACCATTATAAACTTTTGTACCATGGGTAAATTGTAACCCACTATATGAAAGCATGTCGCTCCAGTTGAAAATAACATTAAATGTGTTACCAGCATTTTCATATGTTAGGGTATATTCATACATGCCAGTTCTATTTGCATATTGTTTAAGGGCATAATCAATAACAAGAGTAAATCGCCAATCAGTGGTAATACCATTATCAGGTGTTGTGAACTCCAACCCAAGTTTGCATGTATCATTAGTAGGATAATCACGGTGCACTGTTAAAAGGCTATTAGCATTCTGCCATTCCTCCGTTGAAGGATTCCACCCTTCGAGTAACCATGCACTATGATTTTTAAAGACATTCCAAAAAGTACCCCAGTTTATTTGTGGCGACGCATATATTTGATATGGCTGTAATTCAGGATAAATCCAAATTTCAGGTTCACTCGGTATAGGTTCAGGTTCAGGCCCCGGGCCTGATAAAAGTAGAGCAGCGCCACCTGTTAAAAACGATAGAGCTAAACCACCAGCCAAAACTTTTTTCCAATTTCGTTTCAACCACTCAATATTATGTTTAAAAAACCACTCAATATTATGTCTATAATAAATTGCAAGGCCTGCAAAAAACCCAATCGTAATTAAAATAAATATGATGAATCCTAATGACATTTACCTTTCAAAAAAAAAATATCACAACAGGTTCTATATAAAGTTGGTTATTAGGCTGGCCATAATTTTATAATAATTGCTGTCACAATTGCAGATGCCACAGCAATAATAATTTTATCAATGTTAGCCCATCGGTTTTGTCTATATTGTGCGCCACTTTTTAATTTAGCAATATCCGTTAACATTTGCTCTCTACAACTAGCATGTACTTTCCATAGTGAAACCATACGCGCTTCAAGTTCATCCTGGTTTTTATTGAGCTCTTTTACTACTTCATCAATTTTTCCTTGCCATTTAGCAAGCTTCTCAAGCCAGGCAGTATTTTTTTTTCCTGGCATTAATTTATTTCTCCTTAATCAACTCTATAAAGTCTTGCCATAATTGATGAGCTTCAGCTATTGCTTTCTCTACACCGTTCACGAAGTACACGCCCCAAAGAAAAAAAAATGGTAAGGCGAACCTTACCCGGATGTGTTTTACGTTTAAGCTTGGTCTAGCTGCACTTTCCAGGTGATTGTTAAAGAATCACCATCATCCACTGCCAAAGTTGTGAACGTTTGACGGCACAACATATCACCAACTGCACCTGCATTGAAAACGCCAGACTCTCTAACATTTAGAGAACCTGTAAAGTTCCACCCAGATACAAGTTGGATTGTGTCGTCCGCAGTTGACGTTTGTTCGGATGTAACCGTAGAAGTATCTCTGGCGCCACCATTTGTAGTTATTTCAGACTCTAAAGAGGTATCGGTTACTGTAGCTGATGTGCTACCAGTTCCGATGGCAATATGGGTCCAAGCGTTACCTGCTTCACCACATGCAAGAAATACAATTTCTGATATACCTGCGTTGGTTACAACATTAGGGCCGCTTCTTTCTTCTTTGATAAATCCGAATTTATCTCGAAGAACCATATCAACTTGCCCATTCATTCCCATGCCTTCTGTTTTTGCCATGGATTAACCCCCTTAACTTGTACATGAGATATCTACAACAGCAGTTGCCACAGTTACTTTTGGCTCCAAGAACTTCGCCACTGCATACCCAGTAAAGAATCTTGGGTCATCGTCACCGTATTGAACAGCAACTTCTGGTCCTTCACCTAGTATGATAGCTGGTGCACCTTTTGCAACAAGATATACATGGTCGGCTGTAATACCATTATCAATTGTTAACGGATATCCAGCAACAGCTGGTAGTATACCTGTTTTTACAATCGTCCCTCTTTCAAGCAACGATGTAATGTGGGTGTTTGTCACCAAATGTATATACTGGGTGTGATTCATTGCCAGTTTATTTGGGTCATAACCGTATCCGAAGATTGTATCTTCAGCAGTTAAGATATCAAATACTGGGTCGTGGTCACTAATACCATTGGTTTTGTCATCCCATACGTATCCAGTTCCTGATGTAGCTCCCGCTTCAATTACGGTTGCAATTTGACTGTTTTCCATACGTGCTAATTCCTTAGCAGCGTCTGCAATTTGCAGCCCCATTACATCAATGTCGGATTTAAGTTTGGCTTCAAGCGAAACGGCTAAGTGCACAACGTTTTTCCATAGGTCAAAGCTCGCTTTTGAGTAAGTATGTGACTTAATGTCAGCTTCTACTAACTCTGGAACTTTTTCGCTACCAGAATAAGTTGTTGCAGTTCTTATGTCGGCAGTTAGATGTGGTATGCGAACTACTCTACATAGTTCTCTCAAGTTATATTGAACCCTTGCGAGCCCCAACAGTTCTCTAAGTACTGTGTAAGCCTCAACGTCGGTTATATCGTCTACCATTAATATTGGCATTCATTACCACCCCATCAACATAATTTTGCCTTCCGCTGTCGTTGACGTAAGATTTTCAAGGACGTGACCGATAATACAATATTCAGCTGTGGTTGTGTCAGCTCCGATAAACTTTCCAGTAGTTGTAGTTGATACGGTAATAGCTTGGTTTTTCTGTAATGCATCATCTGCAGCAATATCGTGAGTTGCTTCTACAACACCACGCCAGGCAACTAAAATTGTGTCACCATCTGCGGTACATGTTTCAAGGGCAACTCCGTATGGCCCCATTTGGTCGAGCGAAGTGTCAACCTTTTTAATGTGACCGTCTGTTGCGCCGTATTCGGCACATACAACTTCACCTTTTGCTATCGCTTCACATGCTGTTTCTTTGTCCACATACATCTCGAATGTTTTATGTATCTTTCCTGTATCTGCCATTATAGCTCACCTTTCTCTTTTTGTTCCCTATAGAATTCTACAGGGTCATTCTCATGCCCGAATAATTTCAGTCTCATTTCTTTGACATTATTTTCGAACTTTTGCTCAGAGGAAGGTTCCGGGTCTGGGTCCGGTGCAGGTGTCGCTAAAGGTTTTGGAGTTTGACTTAATTTTACTGGAAAACTTGAAAGTTCTTTTTCAAGCAATTCAAGTGTTTTTACGTCGTACTCAGATAACTCTTTTACAGCGTCATCTTTTTCTTCTTCCTTTAGAAGACCTTTGCCTACTTTAATATCAGCGACCTTCTCGGCTAGTGCAACTAATTTTTCATGCTCAACGTCGTCGAGTTGTTTTTTCAACTCGTCCCTTTCTTTCTCTAGTTCGCCCATTTTCGATTGCATATCTTCAATTTGAACTTTAAGCTGTGCCAATTCAGCAGAATTATCTGGCTGAGCTGGTGCAGGTGTAGGTTCATCTTTGGGATAAGCGTTCGCAATAGGTGGAACGTTTGTTTCTGTTTTTTCTGGCATTAATTTTGCACCTCTAAAATACATTGTTCGCACCACTCAGTATTTAAACTTTCGTATTCCTTTTTGGAAAGGTAAAATTATGTAGATGCACATGATGTAAAAATACATAAATGTCGACCAGGTCATAAGATATATGCACGGGTACCTAAAAAAAGATATATTTAAATGTTCGGTGACTATAGTTCAGCGGCACATTCATCGCATAAAAAGAAAAGATTATCCTTACGAGGGTACTTTCCTGTGAAGTATATTTTTACCTCTTTTCTATTACATTGAATACATTTTTCATTTTTTGTGTTAATTTTATTATATAATAAATCAAAAATAGGTAACAATTTTAAAGGTTTTTTCTTATCCATTATTTTTTGAAGAGTATCATTTAACCTTTTTTGTTTAGCTGCATCTATAATAGTACACACCTCATCATAGGTTAATTGAGATTTTTTCCCGAATTCAATAAAAAGTTTCTTTATACCTGCTTCGGTTAAATGTGCTCCTTTTCTAAAATCATCTTTTAACGAAGAAGCCCATCCATCATTAACAGAAATCGCTTCGCAAAGTGTAAGGCAATTATCTATTCCTATAACCTGCAAAGAATTAAAATATTTAGTTTTTGATAAAGTGGAATTAATGCCATATTTAAAAAGTTCATTTTGGATTTCTTGTAATAATTTAATATCTCCGTCTATTTCATAATAAGGAATTGGTCGCACACCATATTTTACATCAGGTCTTTTGCTGAACGTAACGCCCGAGAATCCACTCTCACTGAGGGTCAACGCCCATTTTTTTCTCATCTTATGCCCCGGTCATTTTACATGCCGAAATAACATACCTTACATGCTGGATTTCTACATATAGTGAGCCTTTTATAGGCTTTTACGCCGGTAACCATTCTTCTTACTGGGTCGGCAAAAACAGTAGCATCAATTGAAAATCCTTTATATTCACCATTTTTTATTTTTTCAATGGTTTCATAATCTTTTACAAGGCCTTCAACTCTAACGTCGTAGCCTTCTAAATTATTTTCAAGAACTGCTCCTGCAACTTTATCGTTTTCATGCTCCACATCTATAATCATACTGTCGAAGTCACCGAGTGGCGAGTTTTGAATAACTTCCGGTGCCCAATAAAAACCATTCCATACACCAAAAGATAAAGCTGTTCCAAATACTTTTAAACCTTCCGCGGTTTCTTCCCATTCAAGCTGCCCAGTAAGACAAATATCTATTGGAAATTCTTCAGTTAATTTAACGGTTTCCTTTAAAGCATGCCAAATATTAGGTACAGTACTTGAAAATGACCATCTTCCCTCTAATGTGCTACCAAAAAATTCAACTCGAAGTAAAAATGATTCATTAGGTTGAGGTGCACTTTCATAAATAGCCACCTTTCCCATATCTAATCGTTCAACATGACAATCTTTAAGTTTTGAAGGATTTCCAGGTTTCCCAGGCAATATCGTCTCTACTTCACTACCTTTCATCCAGAAATCATCGGAGTAGGGTTGGCGTTGCGCTGCTTTTATTTCAGTTTCTTTTAGCGGATTATGTTCAAGAACAAAATGGGATAAGTTTTCTCCGTCGTTTATGAATAAATCCCAATGTTCATACTTTCCATTTTCCCACCAGTGATGTATTAAAGTATAATCTGCCATTGGGTGTTCTTGTACTATTTTGTCGAAATCATCTTCATTAGCAAGAGTGTTTATTTCTAGTTCCTTTTTTGTTATACCAACCATAAATTGTTTTTCTTCATCATCGCTTTGTAATTTATAAAGACCATTACCTATAGATTCAGTAATTGTGTATTTTGGCTGTGCTGGTGGCTCTTCAATTGTTTTTTCATCTAAAATACCTAGTTCGCGTGCTTCTTCAACTAAAGTTGGCATATAACTTATTTTTGAAGTTGCATCAAATAATTCAACTTCAATAATTTCACCATCTTGCATTTTAATTGCTGATATTTTAACTGGGATTATATCACCAATTTTCAAAGGTTCTTCTCCTTCATGTTTGTATTGTTTCGTTACATATCCGCTATCGCATTTTGGGCATTCAAAACCAATTAAATAACCCTCTTCGTTCAGTGCGATAACCTTTGCATTTGCATTGATATATTTTTCCTTATTCATTCTCATTACCCTCCTGTTCCGGTGGGGTTGTAGCATCAGGGACTCTATCGAGCTCCCAACCTAATCTTCTCCAGAATTCGTCCAAATTAACCACACCTGCTTCAAATGCGCGCACTAAAGCGACAATCAAGTCGGATTGTGGGTCAAGAATTGGCCGCCATTCATGACGAATTCTAATTTTGTCAGCAAAACCCATAGATTCTACTAACGGGTCATACCATTGTTGTTCAAGCTGCCTCTTTAAATAATGTTGTTCGCCTGCAATGGTTGATTCGTAAAACGCTCTAATACTAAATTCAAGTGTTGCACGAGCCATTGTTTTCTCTCTACTTAATAAAGCCTTTGGAATTCCAAAATTACCTATAATTTCTTCATCTTGTTTATCAATAGCTCGGATAAGATTGTTTAAATCTGGATTATATTGGACGACTTTATGTTCAACGGCACGATTTACAACAACAATCGCACCAGGTCTTAAATCACCCTTAAGTGTATCAAATAATTCGGATTCTTCGGTGGGTGTTAAACCTCTTGTGTCAACATTGTAAATAACTATGGGTGCCCATAAACTTCTTGAAGCATAAAGTAAGTCTCTTTCTAAATTTTTCTTGATTTTTACATTTCTTTCAATAGAACGACAAGCAGAAACGCCTAAAAGAGACGTTCTGTTGTTTTCAATAGTATCAAATGTGAAATATAATAACCGTTCCTTGGGAATTTCACCGGTTTGTGCATATGAATAGTTAATTCCTATAAATTCTCCTGTTTTTTCGTTAATTAATGGTATGATATAGGAACTATTTAGCGGGTCTAAACGCATAATCGAGTCATCTTCCTCACTTGTTGTCATGACCCAACCACAATTTCCGTGAATATAACGTTTGATTTGTGTAATTCTAAGCACATTATCCATATTAACTCGGCGATTTAGGTCGTCAATTTGGCGTTTTACCTCTAAATATTCGGGTTTTTCGGGGTTGTCATCTTCATTTAGGCATCTAATTGTGGTTTCAAAACCTGCCCTTGTTGTAAAATTAGCAATCATATTGACACACTTTCGTAAAACGCCAGTAGATTTGTAAAATTCCCAATATTTTGTGGTCGTTCCATAGCCTTTTTGCAAAACTTCCTCAATAGAATGTGCAGCAAACACATTTCCTTCTGAAAAAAGTTTAACTTGCATCTCTTTTTCGCCGGATTTTCCTGGTTTTTCCGATAATTCGAACTTTTGAACCTCAGGTGTGAGTTGTAATTCTGCGTCAACATCGAAAAAATTAGTAACAATTGCCCTTGCTTTGCCAACTTTCACTGTTTTTTTAGGAATATAACCACGAGGGTCTGGTTTACCCTCTTTATTTACCGGTTGTTTTTTCGGATTTTTTATTTTTTTAGATGTAGTAGTCATGGAATTCAGCCTCATCAAATGGTATTACGGGAGGTAATGGGTCAATTTTTTCATAACCGCGGTGTTTTCGTACAGGAACCCAAGCCATTGGCTTCATATTTAAGTCTTCTTTAAGCTCCCATACCGCATTCGCTAAAGCATCGGCCATGTCTTTTGACCCATTTTTAGGATGGTCTACACGGATGCCCCTGACCAATTCTAAAGATTTTAATTCATCAAATAATTTCTCATTTTCTGGTATTTTAATTTTGCCTGTATAAATGTATTCTTTTAGGCAATCATACTCGGGTTTTTTAACGGTATGTTGTTTTACAAAGATTCCAGCGCGCTCAATTGCCTGTATTGTTTCGGGGTATTGCCATGTATCTATTATAAATGTTCGTAACGGAAAATGATTAGCCACAGAAAGGATAAATTTTTTTACTTTTTCCGCGTCAATTTCCCCAATTTGTCCCTCTGGTGGTTTAAATCTATGGACAAAATCTACAATAACATTGTCCTTCTCATCGTGTACCAATGCTAACCCAAATGCATCATTCTTAACTGCAGGGTCTCCCGCTAAATAATAATTCGTTCGCGGCTTAGGCATCACATGGGTAATTAACGTATCGTTTTCTATAATTTGTGGCGCGGACACATTAAATACTTTACTTAAGCGGAGTTTATCCCTAAAATATGCTTCAACAGCAGATGGTGGTTTTGCCCCGTAGTCTCTCCAAGCCGTTTCCGGATTTAAATCAAATTCATGTTGAAGAGATTCAAAGGTAAATCTGGGATTCATTTCCCAAGTTGCCTTCTGATAACATAGGAAATTTCCCAATTTCAATCCTTTCCTATATAATCGCATTTGAAAATCATCGTCGTAGATGGGAGACGAGACGGAAAAAACTTTACCTTCCTGCCCGAAAGTTTTAACAGCACGAGAAACAGTAAAGTAAACTGCATCCCCACTAAATTTTCCTTGGTTATCTTTAAATCTTGCCGTCTCATCCAACACCACCATTTTCGCTGTTCTGCCTGCTAAGCTTGCGGAGTTCGAGTGTTCCGCGTGGATATATATATTATAGTCTGGAAATTGAAATTCATTTGTTCGTTCAATCATACCATGGTCAATAAACCATTCAGCATTTTCTAAAAGACCCGCTGTTTGTGCAAAAATTGTATCTTTTGCTTGGTCACGACTATTTGCTACATGCAAACAATAAATAGGTTGACCAGGTGGTAAGCCATAATGCTTTTGTGGGTCTCCTAACATCATCATTTTAAAAGTTTCGTAAGTAGTTGCCATTGCACCTAATTGTGTTTTCCCGCTTCTCATACCACAAACTAAAATCATATGTGTGTAAGTGTGGTTTGGTGAACAATAAAATTTATGTAAAATTTCTTTTTGCATAGGATAGGGTTTAATATTTAAAATATTCTCACAAAAATAAATAGGGTTGCGAAAAGCTTTAAGTTCATTTTTTAATCTGGACGATAGGGTTGGCATCTTTTTCTTCCTCTTCTTCTAATGACTCCACCAACTCATCGTATAAAGCAGCACATTTATCACATAATTTTGGGTAAATTTTAGTCATTTTAGCAACTATCATAGACCTGAAATCATTATATTGCTCTATAGTAATATGTTGTTCTGATGGTTTATTTCCTTCAAGAACATTTAAATCCATAATTGTTTTTCGTATCTCGGCACCCAATTGAACTAACTGTTTGGTTGTCATCGGACCGTATTGCTTTTGTTGTGCTATAGAATCAAGTGAATCACTTAATTTTTGTAAAGTTGAGAGTAAAACACTTCTTTTTGAATCAATATCTTTAAGGTCCATTTGAACTAAATGTTTTGTCATATGGTCGTATACTTCATCCACACGACAACCTACAATTTCAGCTAAATCTCTTTTCGATAATTTATTTTTTAAAACCTGCAATTCGAGACTTTCGCGCTCAGGGTGTTGACAAATCGGGCAGTCATCCATTAACATAATATATGTCCCACCTATTATTTAAAAGGTATGTTAGATTCGACCGGGTCATAAGACTAGTCATAATTCCAATTTATACCGGTCATTTTCTCTAATTTTGCATTATATGGCTTATAATATTCCTGCAGCGACTTCTCAATTTCAACGGGAATTTTACCTCTTGCGTGTGAGGCTGCCTTTGTAAATCTATCAATCGTATAACTTTCTAATCCTAAAAATTTTTGTATAGTTTCAAGTGTTTGTTGTGTTTTTCTAAACATATCTTCACTTCTAACACATAAAATTTGCTCTTTAGAAAACACTTCCCACCAATGCGCTAATTTATACCAATATACACCCCTTTCAAGCCATCCAACTTGGAAGTGCCCTTGTAATGCACCACATGTTAGTTCAATAAAATCAAAATATCCTTTTTTTTCAGATTCTTTAAAAGGTGCTTGCCAGTAATGCGACCATGCTCTTCTAACAGGGTCTCTGAACAATACAATAAATTTACAATTAGGATACCATTTTTTAATTCTAAAAGGCACTAATAAATGTTCAAAATAACCAACAGTTGCTTCAAAATGCTTGCCAGCATGTTGCATTCTTACATGACTTTCATAATACGCTTGGCCGTGCATATATTGTCCTTCAATATTGAAAAAATTAAGCTCTTTATATAAGGGTTCACACACCTCAGGATGTTTACGCATATGGTCCCATAATGTAGTTGTGCCGCAACAATGCACACCTATAATAAGAAAATCAAGCCCCATAGAGTTTAGCCAATCCTTCTTCTATTAATTTATCATTTAAGTTAATTTCAAAATCAACCCCATAATAAATTTCAGCTAACCAACGCCCAAATTTACCAGTTTTTGATGTTTTTATAATAACCTCTTCACCTTCAATGGCATCAATTACGAATTGTTTTGCTGCCATACCAGCAACATATTCGTCACTATCCTTACTTACACCATAAGTTTCAGGAGTATTAACACGCGCCAATCTTAATCTTATTCGTGCAATCATATAAAAGCCGAGGTCTATATCACAATCAATAGTGTCGCCATCAACAACTCTATTTACATACGCTTTATAAGTATACATGAAAATTGATTATTAAATTTCATAATATAAAGTGTCTGGTGACAAATTATTTATATAGGATGAGCAGATACCTATTATTCGTATGAAATTATGGCCGAGACAACCAGATAATCACAAAGCGTGTTATGATGAACAGATAGTCGGCGGTAGGTTCATACACGAGACCATTACAGCCGGACGCTGTTAATCTCGTTATTTTTTGTCGGGCTTTTTGTATATATATTTTCGCTCGACAAATTTCCCTCGCCAGTGTAGCCTAATTGGCAAGGCACTCCCCTTGTAAGGGAACAATTGCAGGTTCGACTCCTGCTACTGGCTTTGCGAGAGTAGTTCAATGGCAGAATTGCTCGTTGCCATCGAGTAGATTTGGGTTCAATTCCCAACTTTCGCATGCATCCGTACGTCAATGGCAGACCGTCAGCCCTCCAAGCTGATAATAAGGGTTCGACTCCCTTCGGGTGCATCAGTCCTGTGGGATAACGGAAGTCCATCTGGCTTTGAACCAGGTAGAGAAGGTTCAACTCCTTCCAGGACTGTGCCTCTGTGGTGTAATGGCAACATCTTGGACTGTCTATCCTTGGCTTTGGGTTCGATTCCCAATGGGGGCGTGGTGAAAAAACCATGAAGCATGAAGCAGAATATAAAGGCAAAATATACCCTGTGTGGTTTAAACACGACAGAGTGTATGAAAGAAAAAACGCAAGAGATAAACTAATAATTAAAGGCAGAACCATCGCTTTCATCGAGTTGGACGATGATAATATAATCAGTGCACAAGCAGAATGTTCTATCCTAGACCAGTATAATAAGCGACTAGGAAGAATAATCGCTGAAGGTAGATTGAAAAAGAAACTCGCCTCATTGTAGGCGAGATATGTTCGTGTGGACTAATTGGGTAACGTCGTCAGGCTTTCAACCTGGAGGTTGCGGGTTCGAGTCCCGTCACGAACTTTGGGCCTGTAGTTCCAACGGAAGAATACCCGGTTTGCACCCGGAAGGCTAGGGGTTCGAATCCCCTCGGGTCCACTGGAACAGTAGAACAATCGGGAGTTCACTAGTCTGAAGAACTAGCCGTTGTAGGTTCGAGTCCTGCCTGTTCCATTACCCACGTATTCCAGCCCGGTAGGAAGATACCCTTACAAGGTGTTTGTCAGAGGTTCAAATCCTCTCGTGGGTATTGCCTCCTGAATCAGACGGTAAGATACTTGGCTGCAAACCTTGGTAAGCAGGTTCAATTCCTGCAGGAGGCTTGGACCCATAGCTCAGTTAGGCCAGAGCTCTTGGTTCTTACCCAAGGAAGTCGCGAGTTCGAATCTCGCTGGGTCCTTGAACTCGTAGCGTAACTAGGTAGCGCAGTGGCCTTTTAAGCCGAAGGTTGTGGGTTCAAATCCCACCGAGTTCACTATGCGGCCAACACCAATATTAAAAGGAAAAAATGCAAAACGGTTCTACTCCGAGATAAATAATGGTGAAATTTCAGAAAAACAGAAGAAATTTCTTGAGGAGTGTAAGGATTTATTAAATAAATGCGAACGTGGCCAAACACGGTAAGGCACCACTCTGATAAGGTGGCAAGGCAGTTGGCTTATACCCGACCGATTGGAGGTTCGAATCCTCCCGTTCGCACTATGAAAATCAAACGAAAATACACAAACGAAAAAGGCGAAAAAGTGGTTGTAATGGATATCTCCAAAGAATTTAATAAATTTATAAAAGAGAATGATAAACTCCTTAGAGAGTTATCTAAACATTAACTGAGTGTGGCGGAAAGGTTACGCATTCGGCTGTAGACCGGAATAGATGCAGGTTCAAATCCTGTCACTCAGACTGGGCCCCTACGATAATGGATAGTCTGCCTCCCTTCGAAGGAGATAATGGGAGTTCGAATCTCTCGGGGCTCGCTGGGAATGTAGTGTTAAAGGCAACATAACAGTCTCCAAAACTGAAGATATGGGTTCGATTCCTATCGTTCCCATGGGCTTTTGGTGTAACTTGGTAGCACCGGTGGTTTGGAGCCATCAGGCGGAGGTTCAAATCCTCCTTAGCCCATTGCGCCTATAGTATAAAGGACAGAATAATTGGCTTCTAACCAATAGATAGGGGTTCAATTCCCTTTAGGCGCGTGTGATTGTAGCTTAACATGGTAAAGCGACGGGCTGTGACCCTGTTATATGCGGGTTCGAATCCCGCCTCTCACCTCAGTCTCGGAAGAGTAAACATTTTTTACTCTTTTAAGCCTGTGCCAGTGTAGCACAAGGGTAGTGCACTCCGCTGTTAACGGAGGTTATATCAGTTCGATTCTGTTCGCTGGCGTACCAAACATATTTAAATATCTAGTTTATATATAGTTAAGTTACTATGGCGAAAATATTGAGTCCACTATCCAGCTCGAGCTTATTGCAGCTCACACTATAGTTTAATTTTTATTTTGTTTTTAACCATAATTTATATATAATCTAGCGCCCACATAATAAGATTATGTATGATAAACAAAATAAAAAAAAATATATGACTAAATATTATCAACAAAATAGACAAAGGATAAATGCCGATATTACATCTCGTAATAGGGATACAAGACGCAATAATAAACAGCGGGCCGTTAAAATGCTGGGTGGAAAATGCTGCAAATGTGGATATAATAAATGTTTAAAAGCATTAGAATTTCACCATCCGGATGACAACAAGGAAAAAAATATTAGTAAATTGCTATGGTCGTGGAATAAATTAATAGTCGAAATTAAAAAATGTATATTAATATGTTCAAATTGCCATAAAGAGATGCATGCATAGACCAAGTGGACAAAGGCGCCAGACTTAGAAGAGTAAGCCACTTCTATGGGCGAAACTAAGAAGAGGGCGACACTTAAAGGGGTGAAACTCAAAAGCTGTCCACTCTGAGATATCTGGTCTCGTAGGGGTTCGGCGGTTCGAATCCGCCTGCATGCATGATGCTGGGATGGCAGAGAGGCCAAATGCCGCGGGGTGCTAACCCGATGGGCTACTAAGCCACGTAGGTTCAAATCCTACTCCTAGCGCCGGAGAGGTGCCAGAACGGAATTGGGACGGTCTTGAAAACCGTTGACGCACGCGTTATGGGGGTTCGAATCCTTCTCTCTCCGCTTTTTCAAACAAAAGGGCATACAATAACCATCCCACAGTGTGGCCAGGGGGGTTTTACCCGGGGTGTGCTATAAACACACTCACCCGTTAACCTGGACACCCCCCCTCTTTATTTTTTACTTTTTGCTCTTACCATTGTCAACCCTCTAGCGAACATTGGTAGTACAGGTAATGGACGAACACAAACTTTATATAGTTGTAATCCGATATAGAATTGCAACGAAAAACCAAGAAATGACTGATATGGCGGTCACTTGTAGAACACGTTCGTTGTATGTAGAGAGGCTTGATGACGAGTATGAGAGAGCTTCGATGAAAGAGGCAGGCCGAGAGAAATGAAATAAATAAAGGCGAGGTAGATAAAAATGAATATTGTAGACAAAAAAGGAAAAGTAGTAAAGGCTGTTAACACAACTGCTAAGCTTCGTCAGACAAGAGTGCTTGAATTAATAAAAGCAAGCACATCTGACTTTATTACGAAGAAATCGAATGACTTGTTAACGTTGCAGGAAATAAAGAATATCCTGAAGACCGTTCAAGGAAATCCATTCAACATGCACACTGCAAAAGGACATGCAAACGCACAAGTAAGACATGATTGCCTAAGGCTTAGAGCAAAAGGCTTTCTTGAAGCAAAAGCTGTAGGCAACAGAGTAGTTTTCTACAGTCCTGAAGCAATACGTGAACTAGTATCTGGCACAAAAGACAAATCACAACTACAATCAATCAACGAGCGGTATAAGACGTTGCAAGAACTACCAAGAAAAGAGAGTTACTACTAAACTCTCTCTTTTCTTTCTTTTTTTCTTTCCGTAGTGGGATGCCTATGGGCTATGTGAAAAAAGATAAGCCGGTGTTGTCTATCGTTGATAAGCGATACTGGAAGGATAAAACTATTAACTCCATTATCAGACGGATAAATGATATGGAGCTTAAAGACAGGCTAAGGGAATATAACAAACCTTAGCCTTTTTTTTGTCGTCCTGATTATTATTTTTTTTTTGTTATAAATACCTTAGCCGGCCTGCCCTCCTTAGACCTACCGCCACCCTAGAGAGAAATTAGTAGTCATTAATGATAAGATGTACCACAATATAAAGTTGTTGTGCGCCCTTCCTTACCGACGGGTATATGACCTATCGCAAGTCTAGAGAGAAACCCGGGCTGGCCTCCCGGCCTACCACCTACCCCTCATCCTTAGAGAAATGTAGCTCTTGCCGGCCGTCGTGCATACCATCCTCCGCTATATTAGCCAACTCGTTCAGATACCAAGACCAAGAGGTCCAGGGTAGGTACGGGAATAATTTACCATGAAGTTCCCTGAGCCGCCAATAAGTATCTTCCTTAATTTCCATCCGTTTGCGGCCTTTTGGCCGGCCAGCGGGCGACCTCTCTCTTAGCGTTTGGCGGTCTTTATCTAAATCGGCGTTTGCAGAGAAAGCACGGCTAGCTAACTCAAAAAGTTTCTCATCAAAATTCTCCCCCTCAATGGCCAGGATAGTAAACAGGTTCTCTAGCGCATTGTGGGTGGCATCCGATATTTCAATTCGCGTCATAATTCCTTAAACGGCCGTATAGTATATAAAGCCATATGGCGCGCACCACCGGCCAAACCACGGCCGCCTAACTCTCGTCATCCTGATATCATATCCAATGACCGCAAACTATTTAAAAAAATACCCCCGTCGAGTGTCGGAGTTTTAAAACCCCCCCCCCGGTCCCGGCGTTGCTGGGATGTGCG